ACCTAAACAAAATTGCGCCAACGATACGCCGCCAAATCACCAAGGATTACGCGCAAATCGTGGAACCCATGATAAAGACCGCGCACCAAGCCATACCCCAAATAGCACCCGTTACCGGTATGGACCGTACCGGGTGGAAAACGAAAAGCGGCCTACAAATCTTGCCACCGGGCGGTTGGAACGGCACCGCCGCCACCAAATCATTAAAACCACGCATTAACACGCGGCGTATTAAAGAGTTCCGAGGCAACAAGGAAAACGTGGGCACGTTTGGCGTGACGTGGCGCGGGTTTGCCAACACCGTGTTTGATATGGCCGGCCGTAAATCGTCTGGCAACCGGGACGTGTTTAGCCGCATGGGTTCGCATGGCCGCATGGTTGGCGCGGTAGGTGGCCCACAACTGTTAGCGATATTGCAAGGCCGGTACGGCAACGCGTCACGCACCGTATGGCCAAGTTACGAACGGAACCAAACCGAAATTGACAACGAAATGCAAAAATTGGTGGACGAAGTAATGCGGCTAGTAAATAGTAATCTGTCTAAACCAACTAGCGTTGGTGGTTAGCCATGGCCGTATCACTACCTATCGTCTCAGAATTTGACAACACGGGAATAAAATCCGCAATTCAGGAATTTAAGCAACTCGAAGGAGCGGGGGCCAAAGCCCAATTTGCGTTAAAAAAAGCGGCAGTACCGGCCACCGCCGCGTTGGGTGCATTGGCCGTAGGCCTTGGATCCGCCACAAAAGCGGCCATTGAGGACGCGGCCGCGCAAGAAAAATTAGCGGGTGTGCTACGTCGAGCCGGTAACGCAACCGAGGACGAAATAGCCGCTACCGAGGAATTTATTAGCGCACAGTCACGTTTAACGGCCGTTACAGATGATGACCTACGGCCCGCGTTGGCCACGTTGGTAAACGCCACCGGATCGGCCACCTATGCCCAAGAGTTACTAAGTAAAAGCCAAGACATTGCCATAGCAACCGGCAAGGATTTAGACACCGTGGTGCAAGCCATGGCAAAAGGCGTAAACGGCCAAACGGCCGCGCTCTACAAACTTGACCCGGCATTGCGCACCACCGTAGGCGTGGGTGCCGAATTTGAGGACGTGCTAGCCGGCCTAAATATCCACCAAGGATCCGCCGCCGAGGCCGCGCTTACTACTGAGGGCAAAATGAAAAACCTTAGTATCCAATTTGGTGAGGCAAAAGAGAGCATTGGCGCGGCACTCATTCCGGCCGTAGAAACGTTGTTGGGGCTACTTATTCCGTTGGCCAATTGGGCGCAAGAAAATAGCAAAGTATTTTTAATCGTTGCCGGTGTTATCGGTGGTGTGGCGGCGGCCGTACTTGCCGCCAACGCCGCCATGAAGGTATATCAGGCAACGCTAGTAATTGTTAAGGCCGCGCAATTTGCGTTAAACCTTGTTATGGCCGCCAACCCCATAACGTTGGTGGTGTTGGCCATTGGCGCGTTAGTAGCCGCGTTTGTGTTGGCGTACCAAAAATCCGAAACGTTTAGGGACGCGGTAAACGGCTTATTTGGGGCCATTAAAACCGGTGTGGTTGCGTCCGTCGAATTTATTAAAGGCTATTTGGAAACCGTTATGGGTTTTTACAAATCCATTTTTAACGGCATAGCAACCCTATGGAATAACACGATTGGCAAATTATCGTTCACGGTGCCGTCGTGGGTGCCCGGGTTTGGCGGTAAAGGGTTTAGCGTCCCCAAAATTCCTATGTTGGCCGAGGGTGGCATTGTCACCGGGCCTACGTTGGCCATGATCGGGGAAAAAGGCCCCGAGGCCGTAGTACCGCTTAACCGTGGCAATATCGGCGGCAATATCACCGTAAACGTTTACTCAACGTTGGCGGACGCAACATTGCCCGACAAATTGGTAAACGCATTGCGCCAATACAACCGGCGTAGCGGCGTGATCGACATACGGGTGGCGTAAATGCCGGGCGTAGTAGCGTCCGCCGGGGATTACACGGTCCTATTGGACACCGGTTGGGATAGTAATTCGTTCCGCTTAGATGACACCGAAAAAGGCGTATTAAACAATACGGAATTTACGTTGGGGCCAAACGTCGAATTTGCCGATATCACGGACTACGTATTGGGCGTTACCTACCGGCGTGGCCGCCAACAACCATTCGACCAATTCGGCGCGGGCACCATGTCATTTAGTCTTAACGACACGTTGGCCGGCGGCATACTCAACCCATACGACGAAAACAGCCCCTATTACGATCCGGCTAGCAACGTGCCCGGTTTGGCACCAATGCGCCGCGTAAAACTATTACGCGAAAACACCGAACTATTTAACGGCGTAGTAGAAAGTTACGATTACCAATACAACCTAGACCGGCAAAACATTGTGGCCGTAAATTGTGTGGACGATTTTTGGTTGCTATCCAACACGTTTATGGACCAACTCAACGTAACGCCGGAAACGTCCGGGGAACGTATCGACACCGTATTGGCGTTACCGGAAGTGGATTACACCGGGACTACAAGCATTGCGGCAGGCACCGTAGATTTGGGGCACGATAGCGCGTACACCGTACCGGCGGGCACCAACGTGTTGGCGTATTTGCAACAGATTAACAACACGGCCGAGTTTGGGCGTTTGTTTATGTCCGCCGACGGGGTTTTGACATTCCAAAATCGTGTGGGCACGACACTTAGCGGCCCGGTGGCCGTGTTCTCAGATCAAGGCACGAACTACAAATACCGAAACGTCGCTATCCAATTTGACGCTCGACAAGTGGTAAACCGCTCAACGGTTACCGGGTTGGACGGAACTACGGCCACGGATCAAGATTTGGCTAGTCAAACTACGTATTTTGTCCAAACCCGTGACGTGTCCAATTCGTTGTTGCACGTAGCCGGCCAAATCACGGCCGCCGCCGAGTACCTACTAACCCCGTATCCGTCCCCACGGCTTACCGCGCTCACCACCAATTTGGCCATGCTCACCGAGGCCCAACGCGACACCGTAGCAACTATCGACATTGGGGACACCATAACCATTACGGTGGACGTACCGAACTACGGCACCATTAGTAGCGAACTATCCGTAGAGGGAATAGACGGGGAAATAGCGTTGGACGGTGGCCATACGCTCACGTTTTACACGGCCGACACCACCGTGGTGTACCAACTCATTTTGGACGATCCGGTTTACGGTGTGCTCGATAGCACCAACGTGTTGGGTTAGGATAAACGATTATGGGTGCTAACGCTCAAACAACCGTCCCAACGTTTACCACCGGGCAAGTATTAACGGCCGCGCAAGTAAACCAAATCAACACGGGTGTGCCCGTGTTTGCGGATAGCACCGCACGTACGGCCGCGTTTGGTGGTACGGGGGAAAAAGTTTTGGCGCAAGGCCAATTGAGTTACTTGGAGAGTGACGGGAAAATTTACGTTTATTCGGGTACGGCGTGGGTTAGTATTTCGAGCGTGACTAACGTAGCCGCATTTACCACAACAACTACGTGGACGGTTCCAACCGGCGTAACGTATGCAATTGCGCATATTCGTGGTGCCGGTGGCGGGATTGGGCTACGTGATCGAAATAACCCGACAGTCCCGGCTGGTGACGGTGGTAGTTCTAGTGTTGCGTTTGCAAGTGGAACTATTACCGCTACGGGTGGTTCGGCCTTAAATGGCAATTTGCAATGTTCGGGCGTTGGAATTGTTGCAAATTGTGTAGCCGGCGCGGTTAATTCGGGCAAAGGTGCATTTTCGCCTAACCAAGGTGCAGACGCAACCACCGGCGGGTTAAGTCCGTACTATGCAATTGACGGGACCTATTTAGTTGCCGGTGCGGCAGTAACACCCGGCGCAACAATTACCGTTACTATTGGTGCCGGTGGTACGGCAGGTTCGGGTGCTAGCACCGTTGGCGCGGCCGGCGGTAGCGGCTACGTGTGGATCACTTATGAGTCCTAGCCATGACTGAACGTACCGTAGCAATAGTTGAGCCAAACGTAACCAATGGCGTAGTAGTCAATGTTGAGGTAGTGCCGCTTGATTGGGTAAACAACGATCCGCAACACCTAATCGAATACACGCCAGAAAACCCTGCCGCTATCGGTTGGCAGGTAATTAACGGTGTGGCAATTGTTCCGCCGCCACCACCAAATCCATACGATCCGGGCAATGAATAAAAACGCGCAATTACAAACGGCAGACCAAACCCTAAAAGGCGCGGTTATTGCGTTAGGTAGTTACGTGGCCCACAAATACAACGTGGATCCACAAATCATTGCGTTGTCTATTCCGGTGGTATCGGCCCTAATGGCACTAATTAGCACCCGTTTGGGCAACCCAAACACCGCTTGCCTATTCGTAGAAAAAACCGACAAAACCAACTAATGCCCGTTTACAAAGTCCCCGGCTATTCGGTGGTATCCGAACCGTTGGCAGGGACAATTGAGTGGGTAAAACAAGCCGAACTAACGAGCGGTGGCGCGGTATGGAACAACGGCCACTACGCCATGCGCAACATACGCGGTAGCGACATTGGCGGAAAACGCGGCATTATCTCAAACCACGCACGTGGCGTAGCCATGGATCTGTCCTACCGGCGTATCGAGGCCCGCAAACTAGGCGTACCCAATGCCCGCATAAAAGC